CACCGTAACCCAAGCGGGTTTCCTAGAAACGTATGACATGAACACTAGTGCTGGAAACGACACTACTGGTAAGTCTACGGCAACCCTAGATATCGGTGACACAAGTGCGGACGCAGCCACTTTCAGATTGTTAAGAGTAGCAGAAGATCCTGAGAACGAGGATATTACTGCAGCTTATGCATCTGTAGTCGTTGTTCCAAACTTGATTGAACTACAATCATAATAGGAGAATAGGAGATAAATTATGGCAATATCACGATCACAACTAGTCAAAGAACTAGAGCCAGGATTGAATGCACTATTCGGCCTGGAATATAAAAGGTATGAAAATCAGCACGCTGAGATTTATACAAATGAAAACAGTGACAGAGCTTTTGAAGAAGAAGTAATGTTATCTGGTTTCGCAAACGCGCAAGTAAAAGCAGAAGGTAGTGGAGTCTCTTTTGACGAAGCACAAGAAACTTTTACAGCGAGATACACTCACGAGACCGTGGCTCTAGCGTTCGCTATCACTGAAGAAGCTATCGAAGATAACCTCTACGATAGACTAGCTTCTAGATACACGAAAGCTTTAGCAAGATCTATGAGTAACGCTAAACAAGTTAAAGCAGTTGAACCTCTAATCAACGGATTTGGAACTTTCAAATCTGGAGATGGAGTTGCTTTATTTAGTGCTTCTCACCCAACTGTAGCGGGTACTTTCAAAAATACTCTATCTACAGCGGCGGATCTTAACGAAACTTCATTAGAACAGTCGATGATTGACATCGCGGCTATGACTGATGAAAGAGGTCTAAGAGTTGCAGCAAGAGGAGTAAAAATGATTATTCCTTCGGAGCTTCAGTTTACAGCTGAGAGATTGATGAAATCTCAAGGTAGAACTGG